AGTTTCACAAAATGGAGCTCATAGCGTGTCTGTTGGTGGTGGTAATTTTGGAACAGACCCTACTGCAAAATATAGATATGTTATGAATCTACATCATGGGGCTGCATCACAAACAGCAGACCCAATGCTTGTTGCATCTATGCCTAACTGGACTTTTGCACATAAACTAAATGGTGTTTGTTATATAGCTGCTCATTATGGCTTTGACAACAATGGTATGTGGTCAGGGGTGCCACAATTAACAGTTCAAGTAAGAGGTAAAAAAGTTTATGACCCAAGAGATACAAATCAAACATTTGGAACTGTATCTACTTATAAATATTCAGATAATCCAGCTTTAACTTTCTTAGATTACATAACTAACAATGAGTACGGAAAAGGTTTAACAGCATCACAAATTAATATGTCAACCTTTAGCTCTGCTGCTAATGTTTGTGATACTCCTGTTGACCAGCCTTACTTTAATGGAACTGCTCAATCACTTACTTGGAGTGCAAATAGCGGTGATAACTTTTTCACAATAGCTGGTGCTGATGCTAATGAAGATTGGTGGCAAAACAAAATAGGTGAACTATTAGATTTATTTGATGCTAATGGTAATGGTGTTATAGATGGTGATGAAATTGTTGCTGTGCAAAGAAGTCAATTCTTTGATTCAACAGCAGAATATATTGTTTTTATTAATAATTATTTCGGTAGCAGTTATGCTTCACAAACAGGTAGCTCATTATTAAAAGTTAAAAGATTTACTTGCAATGGTTATTTAGATACAAATAAAAATGTAATGGATAATGCAAAAGAATTACTTGCAAATATGCGTGGTATCTTTTTATATATAGATGGTAAATATGAACTATCAATAGAAGATACAGGTTCTTCTACATTTAGTATTACTGATAATCATATTATTTCTGATGCTGGTATATCAGTTGATTATGGCAATAAAGACAAAAAAGCAAATAAAGTTATTGTTGAATTTTTTAATGCTAATAAAAAATACGAATTAGATACAGCTACAGTTTTACATGATGCAAGTCCTGAATATTATTCAGATGATAATGATGAGATACTAGAAATAAAAGCTGAGTTTCCTTATGTAACTGACCCATATATTGCATATAACATGGGTAAGGCAATCTTAACTAGAAGTAGAAATCAAACAACTATGCAGTTCTTAGGAACTCCTGAGATGTATAAACTGAACGTAGGAGATATAGTTACTCTTACTTATGCAGGTTTAGGATTCTCAGGTAAAGTTTGTAGAGTTGAAGCATTAGAATTGCAACCTAATGGATTAGTTGCGGTTAGTTTAATAGAATACTTTGATGTTTATACATGGGAAGTGCCACCCCAAGAACCAGTAGAAGAATTAGCTAACTTACCTTCTGCTTATGCAGTTAAAGCTCCAACAGGATTATCATTTACTGATACTGATTCTAGTTCTACAGGTAGACCATTTTTATCTTGGGATGAACCAACAGACTTTCCTGATTATCAATACAGGGTTAATGTTGTAGATAATTCAGGTAATCAAGTAATAAATAGAATAGTAGATGTAGAAAATTGTGATTTAAACTTTGTACCTACAGCTTCTAATTATGTTGCTAGTGTTAGTTCTCTTAACACATTGGGTTCAGAATCATCTGCTGCTACTTTAACTTTTACTATTGGTGATGCTCCAGTTATTGAATTCGATATAGCAGATGCTGCTGTTGTTACAGATAAAATAAATAATGGTGCTGTTACAAATGTTAAGATTAATGATTTGTCAGCAGGAAAAATTAATACAGGTGAATTAAATCTTGGTCAAGAATCAGGAATGGCTGTTAGACAAACTAAAACTGGTTACACATCTACAGCAACAGGTTTTTGGTTAGGTAATGATGGTGGTACTCCTAAATTCAATATAGGTACTAGCACAAATTATTTAAAATTTGATGGAACTGATTTAGATATATCAGGTGAAATATCAGCTACTACAGGTTCTATTGGTGGTTTTAGTGTTGGTGAGACATCTTTAACTGCTGGTACAGGCACATCAAGAATATCCCTATCTACAACAGATGGAATACATCTAGGAGATAATACTTTTTCATCTGCACCATTTAGAGTTGAACTGGATGGTTCTTTAACCGCAACTGATGCAACAGTAACAGGAACACTGACATTAACAAATATAGATGGAGCTACAGTTGTTTATAGTGGTGGTAATTTAGTTGTAGGTACTATTGGTGGTAGCAATCTTGGTTCTTCGGCTATATTCCCAACCACATTAAGATATGAAAGAAGCAACTCTACTTCTGCACCATCAGATGCTGAATTTAATACTGCTTTTGGTAGAAATCCAAGAAGCAATGACATAGTAGTAGTTAGTAGAACTGATACTAATGCTCAAGTTGCATATAAACATAATGGAACTTCTTTTTCAGCAGTAAGTAATTATATTGATGGTGATTTAATAGTTGATGGAAGTATTACAACAGACCAACTAGCAGTCAATTCTGTTGAAGCAAATCAAATAAATGTAGCAACTTTATCAGCTATATCTGCTGATTTAGGTTCAATTACAGCAGGAAGTATGAATATTGGCTCAGGTGCTTTTACAGTATCTTCTGCTGGTGTTATGACTGCAACAGGTGCAACAATATCAGGTGCTTTAACAGCCACATCTTTAAATGTAACAGGAGCAACAGTAACAGGTACTTTAGATGCAAGCACTATTACTCTTAATGGTGACCCATTAGATGATTTGTTTGGTGTATCAGGAACAGGAACAGCTAAAACTCTATCAATAGGGTCAGATACAAAAAATCAGCTTAAAGTTGATGGGCTTCAAATGACTTATAAAGCCTATAACAATGCACAAAGTACAGGAGATGTTGCATTTGAAATGGATGAATATGCTGCTGTTTTTTATAATGATGGTAGTGGTGGTGATGGTAGGGTTGAGTGGACTCCTACAAAAATATTTCCTGGTGATATAGAAAGCAATACAAACAGTCCTGGAATTGCTACTCCTAGAGTTACTATAAATCAATCAACTGTTAATGATGATTATCTTTTATATGCTGGTGGCACTTCATATATTAGTAAATTATATATACCTAATGGTTTAGGAGTTGGTACTGCTGCATCTTCAACAGCAGGAGAAATAAGAGCTACTAATAATATAACAGCTTATTATTCAGATGAAAGATTAAAAGATTTTAAAGGTAAAATTGACAATGCTTTAGATAAGGTTTCTCAATTAAATGGTTATTATTTTACTGAAAATGCAAAAGCAAAAGAACTAGGTTATAACAATGATAGTTTGCAAGTTGGAGTTAGTGCTCAAGAAGTAGAAAAAGTATTACCTGAAATAGTTACTAAAGCACCAATAGATTCTAAATATAAAACAGTATGGTATGACAAATTAGTGCCATTATTAATTGAAGCGGTCAAAGAACAACAACAACAAATAAACGAATTAAAAGCGAGGTTAGACAATGACCCTAGCAAGTAGCGGAACTATGTCTATTGGTGGTACTACAACTGATAGGTCTATTAATTTAGAACTAGGTAGGAGTGCTACAGCTACTTCATCTATGGGTGAAACAGCACTAAGAGACTTGGCAGAAGTATCTACAGGTGCTATATCAATGTCTAATTTTTATGGTGCTAGTTCTGTTACTACTTTATGGTCAACAGGAATTACTACAGGTTCAGCAACTATTTCAGGTTCTATTTATACTGGTTATGGCATTGTATCAGGCAATTCTATTGGCTCAACAACTGATTCATCATGTGATTTATACAGCAATAATCCATCTTGGGAATTTTATAACGTTGATTTTAATAATACGTTTTTACGAATCCTTGATACTAGTGGAACTCCAACAGGAAATGCAGGTTGGACTACTTTGAAGATTTACAATGGAACTGATGATACTGGAACATTACTAGGAACATTAACAAGAACATCACTTGCATATTCTTCAAGCAGTGGACTTAGAACATGGGATACAGGTGGCTTATATACGCCTAATGCTATAGATAGGTTTTTAGTATTTACTTAATATGCATTACGAAATAGTACAAAGAGAAGAAGATGATTATATTAAGTTTTATGTAGCTACAAGAGATGATGGAACTATATTTGAAATACCATGCATCATTGTTAATAATGAAGTAGACATTGAAGCTACAAAAAACAAAATGAATTTACATATTAACAAAATTGATGAATTAACATCTTATCTTAAAAAATAGTGATAAATGATTTAATAAATATGAAATAAGTATAAAATTAATAGAAAAGAGATTTAATTATGGCACAACACGATTACAACATAGCAAACCAATCAGGTGCAGACTTTAGAGCAGATTTAAACAATGCTCTTTTAGCTATTGCAACTGTTAAT